AATAATTCCAAAGACGCCTCTGGTAACGAAATAATGTCTCAGATAGAGATAGCAAGATATGTTACTAAAAATCCCAATTTGCCTTTTTTAAGTATCGAATGCAGAGCCGTAAAAGATTTCCAACTCCAAGAAGGTTTGGTTACGGATCAACCCGTCGAGGAGACAGGGCAATACAAACCCCCAAAATCACAAGACAGGGTTTTGGTGAGAGTTAATAAATATGTTCACGATGGAATAGATAAAGAAAAAATAACTTCAAGAGAAAAAAAAGAATTAGAAAGGTTAATTGGATATTTACATACTTTTAGATTTTCTCATCAGATTAATACTTACCGCAACGAAACTGATAGAGAATTATTTGAGTCTTCTTTTATCAGATATACCTATAATAAGCCAGACTTAACGCAGGAGGAAGTTGATCAATACATAGTACTGTCTGCCGAGGTAGTTATTTCTGCCAGTATTCAACGGAGAGTAGAGAGACTTTCTAGATTGTTGGATGAAGCTGCTGACGACACAGAAGGCGCAAGAATATCCATGGGTTTGGTGGAGGCAATTAACACTGCTCAAACGGAATATAATCAATGCGTCTCAAGACAACAAAAACTTCTAGAAAGCTTAAAAGAAAAAAGAAGCGCGAGACTAAGCAAACAAATTAAAGAAAACGCCAGTATACTCAATTTAGTACAATTATGGAAAGACGAAGAAAGCCGAATCAAACTCATAAAGTTAGCGGAAGTGAGAAAGAAATCTCTTGAAAAAGAAATAGATAAAATATCATCCTTAGATGAGGTAAAAGCCAAAATAATGGGTCTAACAAGAGAAGAGGTTTTGAATGGCTAAATGCTTAATATGTAAAAAGAGCTTTGACTTAGACAAGGAGCTTCATATGCACTTGAGAAGCCATCGTATCCGTATGGCTGAATATTATCAAAAATATTTCCCAAGAAAAGATTTGCACGATGGGGAAATGATAAAATTTAAAAATAAAGAATACTATTTTTCCAGAGACTTTAATACTAAAACGAATCTTAAGTCTTGGCTCAAAAAACAAAGCGAAGAAAAGAAAAAAGAATACTGTTCTGATTTAATAAAAAAAAGAATAGAAGAAAAAAAGATTCTCCATGCTCCTACACAAGTAGAGTTAAGAACAATTATGAGCCCTCCGGTTCAATACTATAACGATCTTTTCGGCAATTACAACAATCTCTGTGGTTCCTTGGGGTTAAAAGAGCGATTTCGATTTTACCCCAATGGGGACAAATCTTCTTTTCTTCCCAAGAGGATTCGAGATGAACAAATCAGAATAGCTATAGACACAAGAGAACAAAAACCTATAAAGTTTTCCTGCCCAACCCAAGTTAAAAAATTAGACTATGGAGATTATACTCTTGACGATGAAGAGTTATGTTGCAGTTGCTACATAGAAAGAAAGTCCGTGAAAGATCTAATAGGAACGATGAGCGGAGGACTAGAAAGATTCAAAAGAGAAATAGAGAGAGCGACGGAAAACGAAGCTTATATAGTCGTCATAGTAGAAAGGCCCCTTGCGGAATGTTTGCACTTTGATAGACTTCCTTATGTTCCTAAAAAAATAAAAGCTACTCCAGATTTTATATTCAAAAACATAAGAGACTTGATACAATCTTATTCTCAGATTCAGTTTTTATTTGTCGGAGGTAGGGAAGAATTAGAAAGGGTCTCTAAAAAAATATTACTCTGCGGGTGTTTGTATATGGATGTAGACTTACAGTTAGCTTATGATTTGAAAATTTTATAAATGTGGTACGAAGCGACAAAATACAAACCTGATAATATAGAAGACCTTAACAGCGCATTTATGTCTCTAAAAGGGGAGCTCGAGGACAGAGAGGCTAAAATATCCTTGGCAAAATTTTTGAGAGCCAATCTAGGGCTAACAACTGAATTGATTTCAGGTATAAAACTAGCTCCCTACCAAGAGATCACATTAAAAGGCATGTTTAATAGGAACTTCAATATGTGCGTATGGGGACGTGGATGTGGAAAAACTTTCATAGCTGCTGTTTATTGTTTTTTGCAATGTATATTTGAGCCAGAAACTAAGATACTAATAGCTGGGCCAACATTTCGTACTTCTAGATTCATTTTTAATAATATAGAAAAGTTTGTAGACTCTCAGGGCGCTGAACTATTAGCACAAGCCTTTGGGCATAAAACGAAAAGAAACGATGCTCATGAATGGAAAGTAAACAATGGCACTATTACAGCCATACCTTTAAGCGGAGAAAAAATTCGTGGTTTTCGTGCTAACGTTTTGGTTCTAGACGAGTTTCTTTTATTGCCAGAGGATACGATTAAAACAGTTTTAATGCCGTTTCTTGTTGCTCCACAAAACATGAAAGAACGTTTAGAGATAAGGGAAATCGAAAATGCTTTAATAGAGAAAGGAGATATGAAAGAAGAAGACAGGATGATCTTCGAAAACAAAGCGAAAATGATAGCTTTATCTTCCGCATCTTATACTTTTGAAAATTTATATAAAACTTATAAAGAATGGTTGGCTAAAATTTATTCGAAAGAGTCTGGAGATGCCAGTTATTTTATTTCTCAAATGGGGTACGAAGCTCTTCCCAAGGAAATGATAGATAGAACGATTATCGAAGAAGCTGAGAGCGGAGGACAGTCGCACTCTTCTTTTCAAAGAGAGTATTGCGCTTTATTCACGGACGGAAGCGATAGTTACTTCAGCGCAAAGAAAATGCATCAATGTACAATACCCGACGGGCAGACTCCAACAACAAGAATAACTGGAAAATCTGGTTGTAAATACATTTTAGGTATTGACCCTAGTTTCAGTAATAGTCCTGCGTCAGATTACTTTGCAATGTCTCTTCTTGAGTTGGATGAAGAGACGGATCAGGGAACGCTCGTTCATAGCTATGCAGTGGCGGGGGGAGACTTAAAAGATCATATAAAATATTTATATTATTTAATAACTAGTTTTGATATCGTATTTATATGTATTGATAATGCTGGCTATCAGTTTATCGATAGTTGTAATGAGTCAGAATGGTTTAGGAGTTCGAAGATAGATTTAAAATTAATGGATTTTGATTCTGACAAAGAAGGTATAGATTACGAAAAAGAATTAAGGAAAGTCAGGTTTCAATACAACATAGGAGATAATAAAATTTGCTTCAAACAGGTTTTCACTTCGAACTGGTTGAGAAAGGCCAACGAACATCTACAAGCGAACATAGATCATAAAAGAATTTGGTTTTCTTCAAGGGCAACAGCTCATGGCACACAATTTGAAAGAATCTCTACTTCCAAAATACCATTAAAGAATACCGGTCATGACACTATACTTGACCTTATAGAATTTCAAGACAGTTGGATTTATCAAACAAAAAAACAATGCACATTGATAGAAGTCAAGTCCACCGCCAAAGGAACACAAACTTTTGATCTTCCTCAGCATCTCGCAAGAAGTGTTGCGGTCTCAAGGGCTAGGAAGGATAACTACACGACTCTTATGATAGCGAATTGGGCGTTAAAATGTTATAACGACATGATGAAAGAAAAAGAAGATGTTGGCGCAACTTTTTTTCCGACACTAGTATAAGTTATGAAAGTTCTTTTGGCAATGGGCTCAGATTCGATTGGAGACGTACTTAGCGCTACCCCCATTATCAGAAAACTATCCAAATCTTATGGCTGCAAAATTGATTTAGCCACTATTAGACCGTTGGTTTTTAAAAACAACCCTTATATAAATGAAATATATAATTTCAAAGATATTGATATTAATAGCAACGAAATTATAAACAAATACACTAAACAACACATACTAGAAAGCTTTACGTGGAATAAAATCGTAGGACGAACAAATCAAGACGTGATTTTGAAACATAACATGATTGATCTAAGAAGATATCATGCATTTTGCCTTGGGTTTGATCTTACCGACGAGGAGATGGGCTGTGATTTTTGTCCTGACCAATATAAGGATTTGAATTTGTTTTCTGAATTTGTTTGTATTCATCCTTCTCAGACTTGGGAATCTAGAACTTGGGAAAAAAACAAATGGGATACTCTGTTAAGAATGCTTTTAGAGGCTGGAAAAAAAATTGTAATAGTAGGAAAAAACCAAGAAGATTTTGAGCCCGGAGAAGGATGGAATAGGCCAAAGCCAGTTTTCACTTTGGATGTACCTGAAGAATATTCAGATAATGTTTTGGATTTGATCGACAAGGCAGACTTGTCCCAAACTTGGCACATAATCGATAAATCTTTGTGTCTAGTTACGATGGACACAGGATTACTTCATCTAGCAGGAACAACTGATTCAGAAATTATACAATTAGGAAGTTCAATAAATCATAAGTTTAGAGCTCCTTACAGAAATGGAAGACAAGATTATAAATATAAATACATAAGAGGACCTTGTGATATAGCTTGTGCTTCTGACCCTAAATATGCCCTTAAGGTACATGGAAACATACAGTCAATGCCTCCATTATGGAAATGTTTGGAAGTAGCAGAAAGAGACCCTAGAGCAGACGACTTTAAATGTCACCCAGAGCCGAAACAAGTTTATGATCAAATAATGCTTTATAAAAATAGAATACCTCCCAAAGTTAATATGAAAAAACTCTACTTAATACATGCCCATTCAGTTGGGGATATACTCTGCAGTACCCCTTCTATAAGAAAACTTTCTAATGCTTATGGAGAAAAAATAGATGTAGTTACCAACAATGCAGAAATTTTTGAAAACAATCCATATGTTAATCATATACTTTCTTGGCATCAGGATATCAAAAAACTTAAGGCAAAATACAAGAAAGGAGATTCTCATGATATTGTAAACACATATCAGCTTAACCATTCTTTTGATTTGAGGCAGTCTCATGCTAAGTATTTAGGGTTTGGATTATTACCAGAAGAAATGGAATGTGATTTTATACCGAATAAATATGAGGAACTTAATCTTCCTATTAGTTATATTTGCATTCATCCTGCTTTTAGTTGGAAGTCTAGATCTTGGCCACAAGAAAAATGGCAAGAACTAATAAATAAATTAATCGAAATTGGGTATAAGATAGTTATCGTCGGAAAAAATGATGACGTAACAGAAGAAGACGGAAGAAAAGTCAATAAAACAGTATTCGAATTTGAAGAAAATAATAATCTAATAAATTTAGCCAACAAAACAAATTTGTCTCAAACTTGGCATATCATTAACAGGTCAGAAAAATTCATAACAATGGACTCAGGACTTCTTCATTTAGCCGGAACAACAAATGCAGAAATCGTTCAATTAGGCAGTTCGATAAACTATAAATTTAGGGCTCCATACAGAATGGGTAGTCAAGAATATAGATATACTTACGTGGGGGGAACGTGTGATATTTTTTGTGCTTCTGACTTAAAATATGCAGTTAAAAAATTTGGTGAATTTAACAAGACCCCTCCACTGTGGGAATGCTTGGAGAAGAAGGATAGCTTTGAATGTCACCCTTCCGTTGCTAAAGTTTTAAGTTTGTTTCTCCCTGTTAAATCGGAGATGATATTTAACGAAAAGAAACCAGAGAAATGGCAAAAAAAACTAGGGGTAAAAAAGTTTAAGGCTTATAGCTTTCAGGATAACCCTTGGCAAGAAACCCTTTGGAGAGAAATAATAGCAGATAGAGGCTACGAAAAATATTTCCAAATAAAAGAAGGAGATGTGGTTTTCGATATAGGCGCTAATGTAGGGTACTTTTCTTTAAGCTGTTCCGGAAGAAACATAAAACATTGTTATTCGTTTGAGCCTATGTTTCGTAATTTCCAATGTCTTAAAAATGGTATTTCTGAATTAGATGATTCTGAAAAATTCACATTAATACAAAAAGCTATTTCTCCACATAAAGAAATTTACGTACCCAAAAGCATAGATCAAACTTCGCCCTATACAGAACAACAAAAAACTGATAATTGCACATCTCTTAATACTGTCAAACTAATCGACTTTACAAAAGAAAATAAAATTAAAAAAGTCGATTTTATGAAAATGGATATCGAAGGAGGAGAATGGGATATTTTCGAAAGCGAAGATTTTGACTGGATATTAAAAAATACAAAAAAATTCGTAGCTGAGATACATATCGAAAAAGAAATAAATGGAAACGCTAGCGATCATCAAGAAAAATTTAATATTCATTTTATGGAGACTTTTAAAAGAAACGGTTTTTCGACAAAAATAACTTCATTAAGTGGCGAAGATGTAGAGTATTCAGTTTCGAATAATTCTTTTCTAGATGATGTTAAAAAGTTTGCTTTGGATCATTATACTCAACTTATTTTTTACGCTTGGAAGGAGGGGGGAGAAGCGTTAGAACACTATTCTATACAGACTTCATTTGTTGATGGGGCTTTTTGTGAATTGATAGGAACTTTTTCAGAAAAATGTAAAATAGATTTTATAGATCAAAACCGAGGGAATGCGGTAATTTATGAAGCTAGAATCCCTAGCGGAAATTGGACGAAGCCTTCAAGAAGGTATTTCACTAATTGGAGAGTGAAAGTTGAATCAGAGCGTACTGGAGAAATAATACATGATGAGATTTTTGAAGCTAGAGGAAAGAGAGTGCTTGTCCATTTGGACAGCAAATCCTTAGGGGACAATATAGCTTGGGTTCCTTATGTCGAGGAGTTCAGAAAAAAACATGATTGTCATTTGGTTTGTTCTTGCTTTAAGAAAGAGCTTTTCGAAAAAAGCTATCCTGACATAGAATTTGTTGATCCCGGTATTGACCACGAAAACTTGTACGCAAGCTATCAAGTAGGCTGGTTCGATGACTGGACAGATACCAACAGAAACCCAACTGACCCAAGAACCATTCCCTTACAGCAAACTGCAACCGATATCTTAGGATTAGGTCACGAAGAAATTAAAACAAAAATAGATATAAAAAATCCACAAAGACCTATGGAAGAAAAATATGTTTGTATATCAACTTCCTCTACAGCTGGGTGCAAGCATTGGCAAAATCCTACTGGCTGGCAGGATACGGTGGATTACTTAAACAATTTGGGGTTTAAAGTTGTAGTCCTACAGAAAGAAGCTTTGGATTGGATGGACCTTCAAGGTCTCGACAATGTTGAACACCCCAATACAGAAAACATACATGACGTAATTACTTGGTTGAATAGTTGTGAATTTTTTATGGGATTGGGGTCTGGAATATCTTGGCTGGCTTGGGGCTTAAATAAGGATGTAGTTTTGATATCTGGATTTAGTAAAGCGTTAGCGGAATTTCATACTCCATACCGAATTATAAATGAAGACGTATGCAGCGGTTGTTGGAATAATAAGGATCACAAATTTGACAGAGGCGACTGGAATTGGTGTCCAGAGCATAAGAACACAGACAAACATTTCGAATGTTCTAAAAGTATCACTTTCGAAATGGTTAAAGAAAAAATAGAACAAATCCTTAAAACATAAAATAAAACCACACAAAAAGTGTAATTTTGTTTGGAAATGTCTTCAGACAACTTAATCAGACTAGGCCAAACGGAATCAGGAGAATTTAGCGGCTATATGGCAGCCGTTGGCTCTGGCCATTTTTTACCTTTAACTTCAGGAACGGCCATTACCACTGATTTAGAGCTTTCTTCTGCTAGTGGTGTTCTGGATAATTACATAGATGCGGTAAGTGGAAATCTGGCAACAACCGGGGCTACTTTAAACACAAAGATAGAAGCTCATGGAGGAGTCCCTTCTGGAGTTCAATCGCAACTTCAATATAAAAGCGGGTCTTATTTTGCTGGGGCTACGGATTTGTTTTATGATGGGAATTTGGGGATTGGATCTTTTTCTGCTTCTAGTGCTCCCTCTAAAAAGTTTCATGTTAGTGGAGATGCTTTAGTAAGCGGGGAATTAAACGTTTCTGGGACTTTAATGGAAAGCGGAACTTCTGTTTCTTCTAATATAGCCTCCACCGGCTCGACTTTAACTACCTCTATTAGTAATTTAAGTGGATTTTTAGGAAGAGACATTAAGGTAATAGTAGATACCGATGGTGGTGGTGATGCTTTTTATGTCTCGGACGCAGCGAGTGGATCTCATACTGGAACTGTAGATATTAGAAAAGGAACCCTTTATCTATACAAAGGGATGACTTACAAATTTGACCTTTCGGATAGTTCTGTATCGAGCAAAGGCTTTAGTTTTTATATTTCAACAACAACTGGAAACGGCGGGCCAGATAATTTTGCAGGAGAATATGTTTCTGGGGTTAGCGGGACTAGGGTTAATGGTGTCGGAGACAATAATACAGGAGATGTATATTTTACAATTCCACATTATGCGCCAAATACTTTATATTATAATAATTCAAAATCAGCCGTTACGATAGATGATGGTGGGAAAATTGTAGTTCATGAAGCCGGACCGAGAGGAGCTTCTGGGTCTTCTGGGTCTTCTGGGTCTTCTGGTTCAAGCGGTACTTCTGGTACTTCTGGATTTTCTGGAGATAAATTTGCAAGTAATAATGTCTCGACATTTACATTACCGACTACCCAAGGCAATACAGTTTCTATCACTACTGATACTGGTTTAGCTTGGACTCCGGGACAAGGTATATTAGTTGTTAGTGACGCTAATTCGACCACAAAAAAATTCGAAGGCAATGTAGCTACATATAATTCCGTTACTGGAGCAATGACCATTACCGCTGGTTCTGTAATAGTTGGCAGTGGTAGCGTAACTGACGGAGTTATAAATACCTTGGGAGCAACAGGCCCTTCAGGTAGTTCAGGTAGTTCAGGTAGCTCAGGTTCTTCCGGGACAAACGGAACTAATGGTACAAATGGAACCGATGGTTCAAGCGGTTCCTCTGGAACAAACGGAACCAATGGTACAAACGGAACCGATGGTTCAAGTGGCTCCTCTGGAACAAACGGAACTAATGGTACAAACGGAACCGATGGTTCAAGTGGTTCTTCTGGAACAAACGGAACCAATGGTACAAACGGAACCGATGGTTCAAGTGGTTCTTCTGGAACAAACGGAACCAATGGTACAAATGGAACCGATGGTTCAAGCGGTTCTTCTGGAACAAACGGAACCAATGGTACAAATGGAACCGATGGTTCAAGTGGCTCCTCTGGAACAAACGGAACCAATGGTACAAATGGAACCGATGGTTCAAGTGGTTCTTCTGGAACAAACGGAACCAATGGTACAAACGGAACCGATGGTTCAAGTGGTTCTTCTGGAACAAACGGAACCAATGGTACAAA